GTGGGCTATCGATGGTCACGGTTAGGATTTGATCTTTCTGACCTTCCTCGTGAGCTTCGATAACCTTCTTAAAATGGATTCGTGTTCTCAGTTCTTTAGTGGATTTTGATTCTTGGAACGACTTCATGTTTTTTTTATAGGCAAACAATGATTCGTTTTCGATTCCACCGTTTTCCAACAATCGGACACTGTACTTATCCCGGACGAGATCCCCACCCCACTGCCCAACGATGGAATGCTTATCTTTGGCCAAGGCTTCCATCGCTGAGATATCTTTAAGATTGAGGGTGTGTTTTGACATCACGTCAGAAAAAAAGGTGAATGGTGTTTCCCGTTTAAAACCGGCAACAAGTGCATTCATCACAGTTGCTCCGTTCACTCGATCTACATTAATTTTATTGATGGAATAACCATTTAATAATGTAGCTACTTGATTAGCATATACAGTGACATGTCCGTGTTGCTTTTCGACTTCGAAGATAGTAAAGTACTGCTCTCCATGTAAATCGTCAGCAACTAATTCTGTTTCCGGAATTAACAATGCCCATTTTGGATCTGAGGTTGGAAATTTAAAGGTAAGCTGATAGGTGCTGTTAGCTTCCTGGACGATTTCGGAGCTAAAAGCTTCGTTAAGAGGGAAGTTGCCCTCTTGCAGATAGATCATACTTTATACCTCCAATTCCCTTTTATTGTGATTTTTGAGACGGTACCTGAAACCGCAATACCAGAAGTGCCTGGAGCAATTTCGAAGAAACCACCTCGTTTTCTCAAGGTGTTTTTCAGATTTCCATTTTTGTCATAGACATTTTGTTTTTTATGACGGCAATCAATTGTTGCTTTTGTATCAATCGTGAGTTGCATGGTTTGCTTCCCGATAGTGAGAGATACATCTCCATTTCCTTCAATTGTGATAACTGGTTCAGAATATACCGTTCCTGGATTGTTTACTGTGCCGTTACCTGCCAAAGTGACTGCGGTATCATTATTTAAGTAACGGAATGGATGCATCTTTAACTTGATTTCTAAAGTCCAAGCATGCAAGCCGTTTTGTTTAAATGATGCGCTCTGAAAATCAGCATAAAAAATAGAGCCTGGTCGATGACTAAACTCTATTTTATTTTCTTCCGGATTAAATTGATTTACAATCATTTCGATTTCGCTTGTTTTGACAACGTATAGACTTACTGTCTTATCGTACCCGTCATAAGCTCCATCATAAAGATTGTAATCTCCGTTAGCTCCGTAAATTGTATTTGATTCGACCCTTGGTGTGGCCGTCTGGTCTTCTCCGAAATCCGTCACATAGCAGTTTGGGATTGATCCAGTGTCAAATCCATTTATAATCATGTTAAACATTAGATTCCCTCCCTAGCCATGATTTTAGAATATCTTTGATAGCTGTTTTGTGCTAAAACATCACCGTCCAGATAGGTTTCTGACGGTTTTTCAAGGATAGCAGTAAGGATCTTTTCTAAACTTGCTCTCAGAATTGCGATCTCATCAACGATATTTTCACCAGTGTAGCTGTTTCCTGTGGATGTTTCTTTAAATAAAAATTGCTGGCTTGCATTTTTCATTTCTCGCAAAAATTTGGCATCTTCCGGAATTCCGACCCCTGTTGCATATCTTGGGAAGCCAAGATTTTTCATCAGTCGCTTAGTTCTATCAGCTCGCAATACTTTTGATCCACGAGGCAGGTTGAGGACAACATCCCGTCCATCTGGTATAAACGAGCTTCCATCTGGTAAAGTTACCATTTCTTTATAGACCGCATTCCGCTGGTCATTGACCATTGCAAGTCCACCTTCGTGGTAGTCTGTACCATCTTTAAAACCAATCGCGGCTGCTGCTCCACCAATCATCCGCCTTACGACATCAATGTATACTGTCTTACCTTGAACGCTATTGATATTTGATTGAGCGCTCCAAACAGGGCCTGCAGTATTATCTTGTGCATTGATGCCCTTGATAGGACTTGGAGTGCTATTCCAAGCGTTTTGATTTTCAATAGCTTGCCGTGCAGCAGTTATCGCACCAGTTGGATCACCCAACTGCGGTTTAACTGGACTAGGTGTACTATTCCACTCTTGCTGTTTAGCAATTGCTTGGTTAGCAGCGTTAGTTGCGTTACTTGCATCGGCAGTAAATTGTTTTGTAGGTACTGCGAATCCGTTATACAATCCCAAAGCGCCCATAGCTTGGTTAGTTCCAAGGGTAACACCGTCTGGAGTTGCAATCAAATCCGTCTTGTGGTCAGTTGGTAACGTTAAGATGCTAGACATCGCACTAGCGATAGCGCTCTTGGTCTTATCTTCTGCATCTAAATTAACTACGTGGGCCATACCAGTTAGTGAGTCGACTGCTAGTCGTACACGTTCAGCCTTGTCGCTCGCAGCATCCTTTAAGATGAGTTCTTTCTGCTCTGGTGTGAGTGTGTTCCAGCGTTCGATGATTGCTGTAGCACGTTCACCAGATGAGAGAAAGTCAGTGTTCTTCATCAAGAGTTCCTTGACTGCCGCTGGCATTGCGTTGTACTGTTCAAGCAATGTCTTACTATCAAGGACCGCTTTCATTCCTTGATTATTACCTACCACAAGTTCTTTCTCTTGAGGAGTTAAACTATCCCACTTGCCAACCTCAACCAGCGCTTGTCCGATCGTCATCTTAGCGTTAGTCTCAAGGTTTGCGTGCTTGAGAATAAATTGCATATTCTCCCAGCCATTTTCAGCTTGGAGCGCTTTAGTTACTTCCTCTTGCGCATTGGTCTTGACTTGTCCAGTTTTAGGATCAAATACTAATCCATTCCAGATGTTGTTGGCATCTTTGGTCTCCTGCGACATATTCTGCACGCTCTTAGCAACCATACCAGACGAACGACCCACGATGTCAGCGAATTGATCTGCCTTGGCCATCATCTTATCGTAATCAAGTCCAAGTTCGGCCCAATCCTTGCGCATCTGGTCAAAGTACATCTTACGTTGTTCATCGTTACCGAAGTTAAGAGGTACTTTCTTACTCCACTCTTTTTGAAGTTCTGCATACTCACGGCCATAGGCTTCCATTTTGGTCTTGTGTTGGGCATTTAATTTTTCCATTTCCTTATTGTATTCGGACTGGCTATAAATTCCCTTTTCGTGAGCATCTTTCAATGCAGTCACTTGCTCATCGTAGAGTTTCTGTTCCTCTTTGAGCCATTTAGCTACGACTCCTGTACCTTTACGTAACTGCGTTTCATTCAGATCACTGATCTGGCCATTCATGGCTTTCACAATTGCGGTACGTTCATCGGCAGAATACTTCTGCAATGACAATTGCTTATCAATAAATTGATTTTCGTAGTCAGAAATAATCGCTTGTTCTTCGCGAGTAATCTTTCTGTGTTGGTCAGATGCATTTTGATAAATCTGTACAATCTCATCTGTCATCGACTGGATGTTTTTCTTTTGCTGTTCTGCTTGCGCTACAGCACGTTTTTGGATTGTTTCATTCGCACCAACCTTTTCAAGCCCTTTAAGAGTTTTCTCAAGGTCTTTGTCAATCGCTTTCTGGATATCATCGGCAAGCCCTTGCACACTCTTACGTACATTTTCAACCGCTTGTGCGCCACCTTGCCCAAAGCCTACGGTAGCTTGATGCACTTCATCGACTTTGGATTTTAACCGTGATAATTCTTGGTCTTGTAGCTTGCTTACGCTTGTACCCCACGTTTGAGTGCGTTCGTTTGCGTCTGCCATTTCTTTTGCTACTGTAGCAATCACACCAACAGCAACACCGCCTATTAGGACTCCCCAGGTGACAGGGTTCCCAAGCAGTGCGATCCCTTTTGCTAATAGACCAGTAGAAGCTACTGCACCTTCTGCAGCAGTGCTAGTTGCAGTGATTCCGGTTGTTGCAGTTTTAAATGCAGAAGAAAGACTGCTACCTTGTTTAAATAGTTGGAATGTCTTGCCTAATACAGAAAGCCCACCACCGACTTTACCAATACCTTGAGTGAGGAAGCCGATACCTTTAGTGATTCCTCCGATAACTCCGATACCTTTGCCAAGGATTGATAAGGCTGGACCTGCGCCTGCTGCAAGCAATCCCCATTTAATGATATTTTGCTGTTGAGACTCGCTCATTTCACTAAAAGCCTTGGCCATGTCAGCCAGTTTTGAAATCCATGGTTTCACAGCCTGCAAACCTGAATTCATAGCTTTTAACAATGGACCACCAAATTCAATTGCCAGATCAGTCACCTGGTTCTTAAAGATCTTCAACTGGGATTCTGTTGTCTCGTAACGTTTCTTAGCTTCGTTTGTGAGAGCTGTATTTTCTTTCCACGCACTATTTGACCTACGGACAGCGTCTCCCATCTTATCCGATGCAGATGCAAGAGATTTCAGCATATTACCTTGACGAATACCTGTCATTCCAAGTTCATCAAGAATACCGTCCATATTCTTGCCTTCATCGTGTGCACGTTGTAGACCTTTAATAAAGGCTTGCAATGCATCTGCTGGTTTTTGTTTCCAAGCTGTAGAGAATTGCTCTGCCGTCATTCCTGCAGTTTGTGCGATCACTTCTAATTTCTCTTTCGCACCTTTACCAACACCAGCTACTGCCTTACCGATACCAGTAAGGGTCTGGTTCATCGCAGTTCCCCCTGCTTCTGCTTCGATACCTACACTACTCATCGCAGTCGCAAGACCAAGAATTTCTGGTGTAGTCAAACCAGCTAGCTTACCGCCTGCTGCCAAACGGTTGGTCATTTCGACAATATCACGCTCTGTTGTGGCAAAATGGTTGCCAAGATCTACTACTGCTGATCCAAAATGCGCAGACCAGGTACCCAGATCTTTCCCAGAAACTTGCATGATATTCCCGATTTTAGCAATTGATGATGCTGCTTCTTCAGAACTTAAGTTTGTAGAGACACCAAGATTGATCATGGTCTTAGAAAAGTCCTTGATTGCTCCAATTGGTACCCCTAATTGTCCAGCTGCTTCCGCAACGTTTGCAATTTCAACTGCACTTGATGGCATTTCTTTTGCCATCTCACGAATACTAGCAGATAGTTTATCGAACTGTTGCGGTGTTCCATCTACAGTCTTTTTGACTCCTGCAAATGCAGTTTCATAGTCGATTGCAGCTTTTAAGGCAAATCCAGCACTTGCAATCAATGGAGCTGTTACTCCTTTGGTTAGTGTCCCTCCAAAGTCAGAGACATTTTTTCCAAATTTTTGGATATTGTCTCCACTTTTAACCAAATTCTTCCCAAGGGCTTCCATTTTACCTGAAAAGCTATTTTCACGTCCAACAGCTTTCAAGGCTTGCTCTACTTTGTAGAGTTGTCCTTCCATTGCTGATAATTTTGCATTTTCTCGCTCAATATCAGCAGCGGCTTTGTCAAATTTAGCAGATCCAGGATCAAGTTTATCGAAGTTCTGCTTCATCTGATCGAGTACTTTTTTTTGCGCTTCAATGGCCTGTCCTAAAGACTTATATTTTGCTTTTAGGAGTTCTGTACTCTTACCATTGTTTTTCAATGTGCTATCGAGCGCTTTGACATTATTTTGGAAATACTTCACAGCGTTCTTTGCACTT